CCTCATAGGCGGTTTGTTCAAAGGGGTTTACTCCCCTTTTGACTTAGGCCTCCACTATTAGTGTAGGCGCTAACTGCCTTCTCTTAACGAGAGTGGCGGACTCTAATCCATAATGGGTAGAGCCACCATCTGGCAAAGCATCTCGGTAAGATGCCTGTCCGGTCTCTGAGAGGAAAATTGTCAATTTTCTCCTCAGATCAGTCGAAAGAGAATCATAACTCCCGGCAATGCCAGGAGAACATGAGACTTTCCGCGCGAACTTCTCAAAGTACCTTCGGGCACTTGGAGTATGTGTTAGGGCTGAAGCCCTCACGTAGAATTCGACTGAACGGAATTTACTCATCGCATTGCGGTGAGCTACCGAAAGAGGGATATTCATCCCTCCATCCTCTCGATCTAGGATAGACGTGAGTGGTCTTGGAACCAAAGTTGGTGAAACCAATATTGTTTTCACCTGCTTGGTCCTACGATTGACAATTGTCTTTTCGTATGGTTCAAAATCCTGTTTGATATTGTACTCTTTGAGCTCAGTATCAGCCAGTCTAATGTCCCTCAGCCACTTACGGCTAAAGGCATCCAGCATAGATGGATTTCCATTCTGTGCAGGAGCCAATCCTAGACCTACAATTAGGTCTTCTAGATTTCTAGAAGCGAGATAACTCAACCATTTATAATGGTACCTAGTTGATGCAGGAGGATAAGAAGGGTGACTTAAGCCACCCCACCCTATAGGGGCCCCCAAAGGGACCCCTAGCGTATATAACGCCTTCCAAATATGGAAGAAGGGTGAAACCTTCCAAAGGCTCTTCCTAGGAGGACGCATGTGCTCTTCTGGATTACCAAAAACAGCACTAGTTTGGGTGTGCCAAGTGACACTCCCTTTACTACCTCCAGGTGGTGCGGACCACACACTAACAAACGTATGTTGTTGGGGAACACCGTCAATGAAGGGAATCTCACAATAGAGACCCCGGAGTGGATGCCAGAAGGATTTTTCCATCTGGAGATGCACTCCCCTATCCGATAGTAAACTATCGTATAGGCTTCTTCGACGTCCCCCCCACGCGCATAATAGTGCGTCATCGCCGCAAAATTTGCCGACGACGTGTCCTGCCTTGAGCCTTACCCCCCTCCCTCTCAGCTCCTTCCTCTCTTGCTTACCGTAAGGTAGTGACTTTAAAGTCTCTTCAGCACAATAAATGCTGATTAAAGAGAGAATGGGGAAAGATGTGGGATCTCCCATCATCTGACCTGTGGTGGAGGTGGGGCAATCTTCTAACGACACCGTATTCGGTGGCGTAGACTCCGGGAAAGGCCTATCTAAAATAGACTTACCTTGGAGATAGTCAAGCCAATTTTTAGCCCGCTCTAAGAACCAGACCGAATGGTCAACA